TTGCAAATTGGGCCTCTTCTCCGTCGACGGCTCCATCAGCATTATCATGCACACTCTGTCGAGCCTCTTGCAAATCTTTTCGAGCCTGTCGGTAGATTTCGTGTCTAGGTCCGTATTCATTTTTCTTTCTCCCCAATGTCAGGCCCAGCTCATGCTTAATCCGGTGGACTGTTGACGTTGCAATTTTCAGCTTGTCGGCGATTTCCTTTTGCGACAGGCCCTGCTCGGCCAAGATCGCTACATGTTTGCGATTATATGCTGCCACGGGGGTCATTCGTCGTCCTCCATGGCTAGAATGGTTCCGTGACCGGCGCAGTTGGCGCACTCGATGTTATAACTTTCGTAATCACCGAACGGATTTGCGTGACTGGCCGGCAGAAACCGGTCGTGCTCAACGGTGCCCTCGCCGTCACATTCTGGGCACTCAATGCGTCTCGTCATCGTCGTCTCCCTTCATTGCTAATTCCCCGGCGCAGGCGGCGTAGCCTGCCATATCCACGAAATTATCGATGTGTTTTTTGTTTAACTTTGCGCGCGCCAGCTTCACCATGACCATCATTAAACCGACGTCAACGGCGTCAACGAGATCGCTCCCGAGGTGAATATTCCAATATGCGGCAATCGTGGAGAAGTTGTCCTCCACGTCGCCGTGGTCGGCTGCGCGGTCTCGAGTGACATAGTCTGTGGCGGTAGCCAAAATAGACGCCTTAGTGTGTTTCGGCATCAGAGTGCCTCCCAGTGTGTTGGACGCGCCTGTGGGCGGTCTGTGTGGCTCTCAGAGGCTTCTGGGAGCGTGCACGCGACCAGCAGGGCGCACAGCGCCAGCGTCGTCACGAGGATGACGTAATCTTGCTTGGTTATGGTCATTTTAACAGCTCTCTTACATCGTCACACCACACGGTCTGCGTGGACCTCGCTTGCCCGCCTGACTTGTATATTTTAGCGCACGACATTTGGTCCAGAGTAAACATATTATTGAGGACTGTACTGGCCTCGCTGTTAGTTACTCCAGCAATATCGGCCAGCTCCGTCGCGATAAAAGGTTTGCCATCCATTAGGGGGACGGCGTCCCTGACGATTTGCGAAACTGTTTTTTTGGACCGCCTCGGCCGAACTCCGACCTTCTCGACTTCGTCAAACAAATACTTGAGCGGTTCAAACTCGGTTGTCTCTTCCGGCTTATCTTGCGCGATATAAGTCACGAACCACGGGGTGCGTCCACGCGGGTCGCGGTCGTTCTCAACCATCGCCGCTTGGAACATGTCCCCGACTCTGACGTCGCCCATCTGGATTAGTATCGAGTTGGGGATGTACGCCTGTTTGAAGTCGTCCTGTGTAATGGCGAACGCGTAGTTTTCGCCGGTGAATGTGATTTGTATTTCCTTGGTCATGTTGATCTCTCCAATCTTGATTGTTAGGCACTTCTCTAAAGGGGTAACGACTTCACGAAGTAATTACCCCTTTACGGAGGTGTCTTCGGGGAGCCGAAGCTCCCCGGTTGATTAGGCAGCTCCAAAGTAATCTTTGCGTGCCGCATTGATTTTTTCTTCTGGTGTTGCGCCAGCCTTCATGCGTTTTGTGTTGGTGATCTGGAACACCTCGCCAAACTCTACAAGGTCGGATGTGTCAGCGATAAAGAAAGCGCCGTTTGTCTTAAACTCAACAACCGCTGTTTCGCCGTCTGCGTCCAACACGCAAAGGATTGTGATGTCTTCGGCTGCGATTGTGGATGTGTTCAACAGTGTCATATCCGTATTCCTTTGTGTGTGTCTCTCTATATAAGTTAGCTTAATGTTAACAACAGCAGACTACAAGCACTAAATGTTCACATGGGCGAAAAAATGTTGTAAGCTCCCCGCTGACACATATGGAGGGTCCACAAATGTTAGACGACGACACCAAAGAACTCGTGCGCAATCTCAACAGTCCGCACCGGGTCGTGAACACCATGGCGCTGTTCAAATTCTGCGAGCGGGCGGCCACGATCATCCAAGATCAGGCGGCGGCGCTGCATCAGGCTGCCGCCGACGCGCTAAAGGCGCAGCCCGCGAAGACTGCGCCCAAAAAAGATGCCAAGAAGTAGCGGATTAACGGGGGCCGGGCATGAACTCTAAGAGCGGATTTCTGTCCGGCAATCCCGCGCCCTGCGCGCCACCGGCAGCGGCTGTCAGCAGCCCTCCGGTCACGTTTTGCTGGGCAAGTTGCCGCCTGTCACGCGCGGCAGCAATCATGGGCTGGGCCTGCTCCATGCGCCCAGCTTGAAGCAATAGGTCTTCCGGCGTCATGCGCTGCGACAGAACCGGAGCCAGCTCTCGTCCGACTTCCTGTATGCGCTGAGCCTGATTTGGGCCACCGATAATCGCCTGAGTGGCCCCACGGGACACCGCAGGCAGCAAGCCTGCTTGGCCAACTGTCTCCGCCATCGAGGTGCCAATCAGCTCCTTGAAGCGCGCCTCAACCGCTTGACGAATTGCAGTTTTTGAGTTTTGAGCAATTGACGCAGACATTGTAAGTGCCTGGGATGCTTGACTAATTTTCTCTGATATAGCGTCAAACCCGGGGTCACCTAGCACCATCCGCATTTTGGTGGCAACGGCGCGGCTGTTCATTACTCTGAGCTGCGCCAGCGCCTCTACGACTTCAAGTGTATTGTCTTGCGTTGGGCTCATTCTGGCGTTTGCCGCGATTTCGTCAAGCCGATTGCGCAGGGCAGTGCGGACCTGTCCGAGCTCAGTCGGCCCCATCACGTCCAAAGCAATAGACACTTCTTCGCGCGTGACTTTTGGATTGAGAAGGTCATTCCCCAAATCCGCTGCAATCTTTTGATCGATAGCGTCTTTGCCAGCCGCGCGGGCCTTGGCATAATCTGGACTGACGTCGTCCATGCCGCGACGTAGCTGGATCGCTAGAGCAGTCTTGGACCGGTAGCCCTCAATGTCTCCAGACCGTTTAAGCTCTTGGGCGCGGCTGTGCAGCCGTCTGGTTGTATAGTCCAGCGTCTCGATTGTCGGAGTGCGCCACGCCACATACCCGTCAGGAGTAGACCTCACGTTGATGCCGCTGGTACTAGCCCCTTTAAGCAGCTCGTTAGCCTTCTTTTCGCTGATGCGCGTCGGCATGACATAGTTAAACTCTGCCCCGCCTTCGCGTAGTAAAGTTGTCGCCCCGCTTAGATCAGACGGATCGACCCGCTGGAATAGACTAAGAACCGCGTCTGACGCCTCGTCTCCGGGAATTACCTCAACGCTGTAAGCGCTGCCGTATGCTTCTTTTCTAGCTGTGGCAGTGTCTTTCATTATGTCAGCCTTTTGGCCAATTTTACCGGAAGTAGGGCTGCCAAGCACGTCATCAAGTCGCGTATTCAGATCGCGGGATGCGGCCGCAGCGGTTTCGCGCAAGTTCTTTTGCACGATAGACGCGCCCTGACCGGGAGTGTTGGCCACTACATCAAGCAAGTTCGTCATGTTGGGGCCGAGACCGCCGACGGCCCCGTATGGGGTGTTTGCGTTCATGGCCGCCACCGGTGCGTCAGCCTCGATGGCGTCACGCACGACTTTGGCCGCGTCCTTCTTAAAGCCGATTTGTGATATGACGTTCTTGATTGGGAGCTGGCTGAACCAGTCTACGCCAGCGCCGATGGCTTCGCCAGCCAATGGCGCGACGGCGCCCAGTGGAGCGCCAAACAGTGCGCCGGTGGTCATTTCCCTTTTTGCGTTCTCTGCGCCGCCGTCTCCGTAGCCTGCGACAAGGCCCTCTACTGCACCACCACCGCCACCGTACAGTGTGCCCTGAGATATTTTACCGGCACGGCTTGGGGCGGTTATTAAGTTGGGGGCGCGTAAAGCTAAACCCGTGGACACGCCTGTAGCCAACCGGCTTGCAGCAGTGAGCTTGGGGTTGAGCGCCGCCTGTAAATCTATTGCGCTTCCGATGGTGTCGGCGCTAACTGGGGCCTGCGCCTCTCCGCCAAACATTTCTCGTATCTTCTGCATTATCGGGTCGAGACCTGACATAGCTTCCTCAACATATCCTCGGGCAAATGGGGCGCCCTTCA